ACGTCTGCATCGTTCCGGGCAACTGCGAGAGGTATGGGTGTATATCCTTATGGCACAGAGAACGGTCGACGAGAAAATCTGGGCCGCCCTGCACGACAAACGAGCCATCTCAGACATCGCATTGGAGGCACTGAAATGATCACACTAACACGCGAGGAAGGTTATTACTGCGTTGTTTGCGGCAGGTTTCTGCCTGAAGAAAATGGCGTGATCGTGCATGACGATGTGCCGCATTCTGCTGATATGGATTTTGGAGATGAGGAGAAACCACAATGACACCAAAAGAAATTAACGAGTTAAAGAAATTGCACAACCAATACCAAGAAGAAGGCCAAAAAGTCTACGCCTTAGTGATGGATTTGCATGAGAAATGCACCAACTTGCAAAAAGAAATTCAAGAGGCCGAAGGCGAAGACTATGACCCCATCCCGCTGATCTTTGGCGCTGGGTTTTGGATTGACCCTGATCTGTGAGGCAACAATGACCATCACACTAACCCGCGAGGAAGCGCAGCAGGTGCTGGATGCGATGCAACACGCAAGAGTGTTTGTGACTAGCAGAGAAAAGATCAAGCAGCCAGAAGGAAGCGACTTGTATGACGCTGCAATCAAAACCCTCCGCGCCCGACTCGCGCAGCCTGAACCGGAGCCGGTGGCGCAGCCTGAACCGGAGCCGGTGGCGTGGCATGAACCCGGAGCATACGGTAGCGTGACCGTGTATAAAAAGTGGGCGAAAGAAAACAGATGGCACCCACTCTACACCGCCCCACCACAGCGCGAATGGCAGGGGCTGACGGCTTACGAAATACAAGAGCTACATTTGGCAAACCCAAATTGGGGGGACTTTGCCTGCGCCATCGAAGCCAAGCTGAAGGAGAAGAACACATGAGACACCTACTCTTACTACTGTTGGCCGCACCCGTTGCCGCCGAGCCTGGGTACCTGACCTACACCAACGACATCAGCGTGCAGACCGTGCTAACGCAAGACCGCGTTGACGCCTGCCGGGGCCGCTTCTTGATGTTCGACATCGACGGTCGCCAGCGTGCCTACTATGGCTGCTGGTCGTCCGCGCAAGGGTTTGCGCACATCGAAATGGCCGACGGCAGCCAGCGCATCATGCCGCTAACGCAGTTTAGACGTTCAATTTCAATCGCAGTACAACCTACAATGGAGCCAATACGATGACTGACTTTACCAAATACGAAACACAGCGCGAGATTCTGATCGACTATCTGCACGTCATGATCGCTAGATCCGACTGGCATGGCGTGTCGGATGTCGCCAACGACCTGCGCGAACTGGAGGCCGAACAACGTGAAAAGAATTGATTACTGGAAAGCCAAACTGAAAGCCGCGCAGACAGAAGAACGTCAGCGCATGAAGGAATACAACCAGATCGCCAACGCCTTCCAGCGTGCGATGACCAAAGTAGCTGAAATTGAATCAAAGGTAGAACATGAAAAAGCTAAGCTGGCGCAGTCTAAATGACCAACTGCCCACTATGACCGAGGAGGAGGTGTTCGCGATGCTGACACACGAATCCATGAACGAGCGCCGCAGCTCTATCCTGCAGCGCCTGCACCAGCGGTACTGCGCCCTGCGTGACGCACGGGAGCGGATCGAGATCATGGCCAAGGCGGTACGACCATGAAATGTATGCAGTGCAGTGAACGTACCTACGTCGTCAACGTCATCAAGATGGCCGGTGGCCTGCGACGCCAGCGTAAGTGCAAGGCGTGCGGGGCAGGCGCCTACACCGCCGAGGTGTGGCTGAAAGCAACGGCCAACGGCGCAGAACCTGTTTATACTAAGGAAGAGGCAGCGTTAATAAAAAAGAAAGCAGTTAACGCACGCCGTGCAAATGAAGATAGGAGGAAGAAAGATGCTTCGTGATGGTTACTTTATCAAAGAAGAACCCCCTAAGATCGGTTCGCATTACACGCCGCAGTTCTATCAGAAGCCTGCGACGCCCGAGGAGCGGTTCGTGCAGGACGTGATGCTAGGCATTGAGCCGTATGAGGCGTCGCCGATCACCAAACTGCTTGGGAGGCTGCTACGGATATGAAAGACCTTGTGGTGGTGTACTACGCGGCCATCGCGGTGGCCACGTTTACTTTTCTTGCCATCGGTTTGCCCGAGCCCAAGGGGCCGACCCCGACTGAATGCACAGCGAAGGACATGACCGTGTGGCAGACCACACGCGACCGCGTCATCTGCCAGCAGTTACGCGAGCATCGTTACCGCATGTGACTTAGCCTCGTCTACTCGACGTAGCCACCCCTTGCCGAAGGTGGCGAACGTCGGGAGCGCCTTGTAGAACAGTTCTTTTTCTACGCTAAACTTGGCGATCAAATCCGTTGGGTCTGCGTCCTTTAACGCCTGCATTGTCTTCGGGCCGATGACGCCGTCAGGATTTGTTCCGATCGCCTTCTGCATGGTGCGGATCGCCCGTCCCGGCCCCGCGTTGATCGCAAAGTCGAACATCAGGTAATCCAGCCCCGACGGCAGCTCGTCGCCCTTGACTGCGTCCCAGTACTTTCTCCGGTACATCGGCGCCACCGTTTCTGGCGTCAACGCCCGCATCTCGCTTTCGCCAACAGGATGACCGACCCATTCTTCCCATACCTTTTTGGTGACGCCCAAGTTGGTCATGCCGCCTGGGTCTTTTGGATGGTTAACGAACCCGCCTTCGTGCAACAAAACGGCCTGCAAAGCCTCGCGGAAATTGTCGATCATTTCTTTGCTCGCATATCAATAATTTTCTCAAGCGTTCTGCCGCCGAAGTAGAAGGACATAACCAACATACCCCACTGCCCTAGCAGCTCTACGAACGAGTCCGCGATATCCAACGCTGCGGCGTCAAGGATTGCCAGCGCCATGTACGCCACCAGAATGTACACCAGCGTTAGCGGGCGGATGTTCTTCGACAGCCAGCTATCGCTGCCCATGTCGGCCTTTAGGCGCTCGGTCAGATTGTTCTGCTCAGTCTTGTACAAGTCGGTTTCGTTGGCCATCTTGGCCAGCTCGCCGTCTTGCGCCATCTTGGCGAGTTCCAGCTGCGCCTTGGCCTTCTGTTCCGGGTCGGGGATTAGTTTGTCGATCAGCTTACCGCCGATATTTAATAGAGCATCTAGCATGTCAACCTCCTTGTTGAAACATCCACCACATACCCCAGCAGAAGCCCGCCACGATAACGGCAAGAATAACCGCCGTGACTAACAGCTCTATGTGGGCTATGACCGCTTGTCTAGCGCGCCGTTGCTTCATCTCGGCGACTTTGGCCTGCAGGCGCTTTTCTGTCTCTGCCTTGCGCAGCGCCTCGGCTTTGGCTTCTCGTTCGCCTCTGAGCTTACCCATACGCGCCCAGAACTCATCCCACATGCCTGCTTCTTGGAAGTGGTAGATGAAAATATGTTTGATGTCGTCGTAGTACTGTTTGATCTGGCGATCAATGATCATCATCTCGATGACGTACTCGGCGTCTGAAATGTATTCCGGCACCGTGTGGCCTTTAGCGACCGCGGCCTCTTGAGCTGCGCGGGCTTCTTCTAGCTGTGTGCGCTGGGTTTCGTATTTGCCTGCGGCAGAGAAGAACTTAGTAACGCCCGACATGGAGTCGGCCAACGTCTTGCCGGACTCTACCGCGCCATTGATTTCGTCAAAGGCTTCGCGAGCAAGTGCAGCGGCTTCTTTAACGCCAGTAACAACCGCCTTGACGCCCGCAACCGCCAGACCGATTGTTACCGGATCGATCATTTGTCTTGCTTATGCTCCAGCCGATCGAAAATCTTACCCAGCATGTCCTTCACTTCGCGCATGTCGTCTTTGTAGTCCTCGCGGGTAACGTAGGTGTGCGGCAGGGCACGCACGTCGGTGTCCAGCCGGTCGATCGAGCGGTGGATGTTGTTCAGCACCCACCCGCCGAAGAACCCGGCGATCGCTACTGCGATATTGAAAAGAATCTGCGAATCCATCGCTTATTCAAAAATAATGTTGATTGTGCCAGCGTCGAAGGTGTTTGTGCCTGTACGGGTTACGCTAACGCGGTCTAACTGCGCCGAAAGTGTTTTATTACCGCCGCCGCCACTAAATGCGGCTGCGTTTGAAAACCCACCTGAAAATGAAGACACCCAAGTGTTGCCTGTTAAGTTAACTATCTGCATAGTTCCAAAAAACACGCCAGATGCGCTGCCTACGGCAATGCCCCACCCTGTCGTAAAATTACCTGCTACGGTTGCAGCACCGGATATAGCGTAACCGTTAGCGCCTAAATAGCCAGTTGTTTCTAGGCCTCCAGAATCACCAATCTGAACAAGAACATTATCCGATCCACTTAAACTAATATCGGAAAATATAAGCGTAATTCGACGTACCCACGTAGGAATGTTGGTAAAGTCCGCCGAAGTCGTAAAGTTTGTGACTGCTGTTAAGGCTGTACCACGTTGCAGGCTGTCATACACAGCACCGCTGTTCGTAGTAACACCTGCGCTACCGTTAATGATTACTGACATGATAGCCCCCTCAGTTCATCCAAAGTCGTGCAAGTATCCACTTGAGACGTAATGTCACGCAGACGCTGCTTCTCAGCCACAATCGCTGCTGTATCGCCATTAGCCTCTAGCGCACGTTGAAATGCGACATCTTGAGCAGCCAGGAGTGGTGTGCGTTCAGCACGAAGCCGATCTTTAGTAATCAACTTGGCCTTGTCAAAGTCTATCGAGATCATTCAGTCACCTCAGTAAAGTCAGCCGTCCAAGCATCACGGAATTCGCGTGTAGCCGGAATATCAGCAGCGTCTACGATCTTCCAAGGCTTGCCAGCAGGTACGTCTTTAGCAGCAATCTCTTGCAGACTCAAGCCGCACTCAGGAGCAGGTGTCAGAATGCAGATACCGCCGGTGTCGTTAGGGTAGATGATGAGTTTCATGGTTAGTCCTTAGCGGAAGATGGCGACAGAAATGACGCCTCGGTCAAGCAGCGTTCCTGTTGATGTGTTTCCGGAATTAACCCGAACAGAAGTTGTAAGCATAGTCGCGGGCGTTCCTGTGCCATAGATCAATGTTCCACCAACAGCGTTCCCTGCCGTTGTTTGGTTTCCTGTAAGCACTACTGAATAATTAGCATCCGGCAACGCATTGGTGAAGTTCACCGTATAGTCACCTGTTCCGTTATCCGCAACGGTAGTCACATTAAACGACCCACGAATTGTACAAAAGCCGCCGACGTTGGTTGTTCCATCAAAGTTCACCCAAGCACGACAGAACGTACCAATTTGCGTACCTGCGTTATCTTGAATTGTCGGTGGCGTGTTCGCTACACCGTTTCTTAGCACCAGCGTACTTGTACTGTCTGCTCGAATGGTATCTGCTACGATAGTTCCAGCCATGATCGTTCCTTACTCGTATAGGATGTTGATGACGCTGCCGGTATCAAAGGTGTCTGTACCGTTGACGGTAAGAACACGAATACGGTCTAGTGTTCCAGAAATAGCGGTTCCAGATGAGCCAGAAGAACTCCAGCCTACAGAATTTACGTTTGTAAAAGCACAATTTCCATTAGAAACCCAAGTATTACCGCTAATATTTGTCAAAATAATAGACCCGGCAAACGTATTTGTAGAAGTAGTTATCGAAAAAATACCAAACCCCGTAGTTATTACGTTGCTAGTGCCTGTTCCTCCCCAAAACTGGCTGGTATAGCCTGAAGTGGCAAATGAACCTGATCCAATCTGTATTTGGTGAAAAGATGTTCCGTTAGTACTTATGTTGCTTAACATCACCGTAATCCGGCGAACCCACGGAGGAATACCAGTAAATTCTGCGCGAGTGTTGTCTGTAAAAGGTGCAGTTTGAGCAGTACCCAACACCACCGGAGCTAACGTACCTGTGACGTTCACCAACGTCTGTGTCGTACTACCCGCTACAGCAGGAGCAGATACCGTAATCGAACCGGACGTATCGCCTGCGAGAACTAAAGAAGCCATGATTTATCCTTTACAAAACAACCCAGCGGCTGCCGGATGAGACGGTAACGACGACTGGCGCTGTGATGGCGTCCAACGACACCGACTGCGAAATGTCCACTTCGTAGGTACCTTCGCCGCCGGTACCATCGCCCAACGCCACAATCTTAGTGCCTACCGTAATGTTGGTGCCTACAATCACCGAGCCGACGCCTAACGCGCCGGATGTGACGCTGTCGATCGTTAGCGTGGTGGCTGCGATACTGCCGGTGCCGACAAACCCGCCGCCTAGCGTGATCGGGCCAGTGGTCATGGCATTCTTGGTCGAAGGGATGGTGTAGCTGATCGTGACCGTCTGGTCGTTCTCGATGAACACCTCGTCGTTACCGCCGCCGGTGGCACCCGCATCGCCGCCGACCTGACCCCAGGCGCCATTAACAAACCCTTCGAACAGGTTCAGCGTGGTGTTGTAGCGGAACATGCCGTCAGCAGGCGCATCAGGCCGGTCAGTCGTTGCCCCCGTGGGCATCTGCACGTAGCCAAAGCCGGAGAAGGTGACGTTGCCGGTAGCCGACAAGGTGGAGAACGCGCCAGTGTTAGGCGACACGTTACCGATCGGTGGCGGCGAGCTGAACGACAGGTTGTCGACAGGCACCAAGATGTTGTCGGTGGTGTACTGCGTGACGTCGTTCGCGTCGGTGATCAAGAACTTGTACGCAACAGTCGGCTGCAGCCAGATGTTGGCCATGCCGCGCGAGTCGAGAATAATCGGGTTGGTGTTGGTGCTGCTGCCCGCCTGATTCGTGTACGTCGCAATCGGTGTCGTCGTGCCGCCGGCGTAGGTGTAAACCTTACCAGCGGCTAACGGATTCCCGTTGGCGTCGAAGAACTGCTGCTTGGGTGTTGGGGTTAGGGATGCCATTTATCACCTACGATTAAGATTGTTTCGGTCTGCAGGCGCTTGAGCTGCCCCTCGTGCCACAAAAGGTGCGGCGCGTTGTAGCATCTCATCCGTTACTTCTTGCCCAAAACGGCGGTTGATCGCCTTTTCTATAGACTGCGCCGCCAACGCCGGGCTAGTTAACTCGCGAGCAATTTCTAGCGCAAGTTTATCGTCCATTTTTAATGTTAAGCGTTTAACCGCATTATTAAATATGGTGAGCGGCACGCTAAGCAAACTAGGCGCCGGCAGCCCCCCTTCGGCGGCGGCTTTAGTGGCAACAGCGGTTCCTTGATCGCCCGCGCCGCCCAACTGAGCCAATCTAACGTATTCTGCCTCGCGAGCCAAATCATTCCGCACAGCGTTAACTGCGCGCAGTTGTTCTGGAGATAAATTTTTGGTTATCTCAGCAATGCGCTTTTCCACCAGCATAGCGTTAGAGCCTGGTGGGAGCGGTGGCCGCAGCTTATTGCCTGTCTTATCAATCAACTCTTGAATACGCGCCAACCGCGCGGCGTCTGCGCCGATGGCGTCAAAACCTTTACGCAGCCCCATGCCGGCGTCATCCATAAGCGCTATTGGCCGCGCGTAGTCTTTCATAAACGCGGCATGCTTAGTCATGTTTACGCGGCCTGTTGCAGCATCTACCACTCTTTGACGGTAAAGGTCTTCTATGCCGGCCTTGGCTACTTTGAGCGCGTTAGGATCTTTGCCAAACATCGTAATAAACTGTTCGGCTTCGCGCTCGCCTTTAGGCTGAAAATACTTGCCTACTACGTCGTCGGCCATAATCTTTGGCTCGTTTAACGAAGTCTGCTTAAATAGATTGGCGTTCATGCCGGTCTTAAAACGTGGCACGTATTCGGTACGGTAGGTCTGCACCGCTTTGGCGTACAGCGTTTTTGCCTCGTCCGACAGATTACCGCTCTTGCCGATCGCGTCGTCAATAGCCTCATGCAACTTGTACAAGTTGCGCAGAGTCATGTCGGAAGATGGCGTTTGCGAAGTTTTAGCGGCTTGTATGTCAGCGTTAATGGCTTTTCTGATGTCGTCGAGCTGCTGCAACGTAGCTTCGGCAGGCGCCGTGGCTTCTGACGCCGGCTTAGTTATTTTGGATGAAATTTTACCTTTGCCTAACGCTGCTTCAGGCTCACCTTTGGGCTTAAGCGCCAACAACTTACGCACCGTGTTTGGCGCTGTTTCTGGCGCAAAGTCCGACAGCTTTCGTTCTAAAATGTTTTCGGCAGTTTTTACTACGCCAGACACGTCTATCTTAGAGTCGCCCGCAGCTTTATACGCGGCGTTATACGCCGGCTCGATAACGCTCGTTTTAACCAGTTTTTGTTCGGCTTTTGCTGCCTTTAGTAATGCTTCACCGGTTTCGCGTTGGCTCACATTAGTCAACGCGCTATCAATTTTATCCAGTACTTTTTTGAACGCGCCTTTTCGCAAAGATTTAACTCGCTCTTCTTGTGCTAGGCGAGCGGCGTTAGTTTGCGCGGCATTTTCGGCGTATACAGTCGCTACCTCAGGCCGTTTGATTAGGTTAGCTTGCATAGCAGAAAACCCAGTGCTGCCTGCTGGCGCAGCTACTTCACCTGCGGTGGGCGCGCTACCAGGAACTATCCGCGCGGCGTCCGATCGCAGTAAGTTAATAATCTCGCGGCCTTTACCTTCTACTGCTTCAAGGTAGTTAGCGCCTTTTAGGTCGGCTAGTTTGCGACCGTAATCAAAAACTTTTCCCGCGACAGGCATGACAACGGAAGGCAGCAGCGCACCAATGGTTCCGCCTGCGGTCGCGTCATCAGGATTTATAGCCGCAGCAGATGCTGCGCCTGTAGCGCCGCCACCAACAGCCTTAACAGCGGAAGATTTAAGCCCCGCGTCTAAACCGGTTTTAAACCCACCCGTTTCCAAAGACGTGACTAAAGGCGTTAGATATCGAGCCAATGAAGGCGCCATCTCTACCCCTTTTTTAATTGGTGCGGCTATTACGCTGCCTACAGGAGCCGTGCCAGTTACGCTGCCGGCAAAACGACCTACATCGGCGCTGCCAAACTCGCCGTATTGCCGTTCATACTCGGCTTTCTGACGATCAATTTCGGCTTGCACGGCTTTAGATGCGTTGTCAGTACCGGTTACCTTATCTACGCCTTTTGAGAGCAATAGCGCAGCGGTATCCGTAATGTCCTGAAACCCTCGCTTAAACCCAGCATAAGGCGCCGCCATTGCGCGGCCATAGTACGACGCCGCGCTTTCTTGGCGAGGGCCGGGCACTTCGCTCGACGCTGCTGCAGGAGCGGGCGCTGGCGCAGGCGCAGGCGCGGGGGCTCCAGACAAACCAATCTTGACGTTAAATTCCTCGCGCGGTATGTCGGAGTAAAATTTTTTGTGCAGCGCATCCGCCAACGCTGCGTCTGACATGTCAGCATATTGCGGGTATTGCGTGCGGATTTCAGCAAGCGTGGCCATTATCGAATTCCTAGCGGGTCTGAAGCGCCAGCGCCGCGTGGGGGCTTACCACCTTGCACGGGCTTAAAATATTGCGTGTCGCCCCATTCAGTTTGATATGCTTCCTTGGCGTTATCTTTTAACCGCTCCATGTACGCAGCCACTTTCTTAAACTCTGCGCGGGCAGCTTCAGGCGTCATTTCGGGACTAATACCGGCAATCATATTTTCTAAGATAGGCCATTCGCGCTCCGTAATCTGGCCAATCGATTGACCACCAGCGCGAATCAATTCTAACCCTGCGGCCTTCATGTCAGACTTTAGGCTTTCAATACGGCGACGGCTGTCAGGCGCAAAGCGACCGGTAATATAAGCGCCGTAAGGTACCGCGCCACTAAAGTTAGCGTCAAAGCCAGCTTTGTTTTTAGGGTCTAAAATTTCGTTTATCTTATCAACGGCGGATTTAGTTTTCGTTTCAACCGCAACTAATGCCGCCCTATCTTTACCGTGAGCGCCTGATTGCGCGACGAACAGCTTGCTGCCTGGCACCGTCTCGATACGCTGCTCTTCCGCGTTCCAACGCTCGCCTTTTTCCAGCTTAGTGCCCGGCCCCCCGCCAGAGCCTTCACCTCTATACGCTTTGTAACGCTCTAAGTTAAGGCGTTCACGCTCTATTCGACGACGTTCGTTTCGATCCTGCTCTTGGCTCCTCTGTTCGGCAGTCATAGTCTTGCCGGTTTCTTTGCCGATAGCGTCGTCCAACTGCGCGATGCGGGGGTCTGTAGGGTTAGCGGCAACAAGTTCTGCGCGCTCGCGTTGCAGACGCGCTAACGGGCTTTCCGTACGTGCGGCAGGCGCAGCGGTTTTTACGTCTTCACGTATTACTTGCTTATACGTGGGGCTGTTCGGGTTCATGTCGACCAGTACAATCTTACCGCTCAGGTCTAGTTTTTCTGGTTTTGGTTGCGTATGCTCAAGTTGTTTTTCTGCGGGCATAAGCGTCGCAATTAACTCTTGCTTAAACGCCGGAAAATCTTCTTCGTTTTCAGGCATCCTGCGGCGAATTTCTGCGGCGGCGGTGGCGGGGATAGCTCCGTTAGCTTCAGACTCATACAGCATGTCAAGGGCTTCTTGACTGTTACGAAAACCGGCTATTGTTTTTATTGCGTTTGTCCGTTGAGTTTCGCCCAGCTCGTAGCGGCGTTTTGCTGTTTGTGATTCAAGGTCGCTTGTTTGTGCCCCCCGATATAAAGCCTCGCCTTGCGCTTTTCTGCGATCGTCAATTTGCTTAGCTAACGCCAAACCTTGCGCCCCAAACTGGGTGGCAAGCTGGTTCAAGTTTTCTTCACTATTTAGGTCTTGAGGCGTTTTTGTGGCCAGCCATTTTGTCATCGCATTTTTATTGCGCGTTTCATCAACATACTCTTTCATTTTGAGCATGTTCATGAACTGATTTTGCTGCGCGCCCTGCAACTCGGCTGCCCGCGCGGCGTGCACTAACGGCGACTCAATTTGAGCCGGTCTGATGCTAAGCGCTATGCTGGGGTCAATTTGAGCCATATTAAGCTACCCCTTTAAGGTAGTTCATGTAGGTATTAAAGTTTTGCTGCTGTTGTTTTGCCGCCAGATTGCCTTGGTAGTAATTCAACCCTTGACCTATGCCGCTTGCCAACGCATTTGCGGTACCAGCATACGCGGACGCTCTGGCGTTTCCGGCGCCAACAGCTAAGTTACTTAGACTTGAGCCTAGCTGCCCTGCCGCGCCACTTAAAGTATTTGCAGAGGTTTGCCCCACGCCCGCTAAAGCTTGCAACGGGTTCATTTCATTAGCGCGGTTAGCTTGAAAGCGGTTATAGGCGTTCATAAATTCTTCCGACCCTATCCCCTGGCCATACCGAGTAACCCCGCGAAGCATAGACCCTGATAGCCCCATACCCCGAGCTAACATACTGTTTTCGACTGCGCGGCGCCCTTCTTGCATTCGAAATTGGTACCCTGGGTCAAGCTCAAAATCTTTTAGGCTAAAAGGCTTGTAGTTCATTGCCATAGGTAAAAGTTTGTTAAGCGCCTGTTCCCCCGCCTCTCTAAATGGGCGCTGTAACTCAACTTGACGCTCAAACATTTCCCGTTCGGCAGCCGCACCTTCCCTAGCGCCTTGCAACTGTGCTTTAGACGCTTTATTTGCGCCGTATGCGCCTACCAATGTGCTGCCTACAATTGCTGTTGCTACGGCTGACATAAAACCTCCTGCTCGCTAAACTCCACGCCAGCCAATCGCAAGGCTGCCCTGTAATCAATAGTTATTTCTTCGCCCATATCACCACCTACGCAGCCCGCTATATTACGTAGAGCCACTAAATTTATATCGCCAGCGTCAGTTGCCACCATAACGGCATTTGGGTTGGCAGCGTGATTTGTATATCGCCCCGCTTGTGTACGCATACCGTTTACTCTAGCAGGGCAAATTACTTCGCCAGCTGATATCGGCGACGTAGCAAATAAACCCTTACCTTCTATTGGCGAATCTGTCACGCGAACATTACCAATATCCAACCAAATTTGATCGTCTTCATTTTCGGATTGTTGCCGAGCGAGCTCATGCGAAATACCAAAGGTATGCAGTATTTCGTCATAGTCAACGCGGTCAACCATATGCTCTATTTGAGCCACCTTAAATTTAGCCGCGCGGTCGTCTTGCCAATGTTCGCTTTTCTCTATGAACATGTTTTCTACAGCGTCAATATCTTTTAAATCAGTAGAGTAAATGTTTTGCCAAACCATATCTTCTAAAACATACCCAATTTTTCGCCCTGGCTTCCCAACAAAAATTAGCGGAGCGGTTAATATTTGAGTGACACCATCGTCGTCAACTACCATAACTTTTCCGCGGAGCATGATGTTCATATGCTCAAATTTTTGTCTATGGCCTATAGCCAGCGTGCCCGCAGGCATGAACACTTCCCGGATACAAATGTTCGGCCCAAAATGATGAACGACAGGGCAGTCAACTTGGGGCAACTGTAGCAAAGTTTCCTCGGCATTTTCCACGCTGAGTAAAGTTTGCAGAGCTTGCGATCCAACAGTTGTAATATCGTTCATAACACCACCCACCGTGAGCCGCTTGCCACCGTCACCGTTATGCCGCTGGCGACCGTTACCGGGCCTGCCGACATACCTGACGTACCCGAAGCAATTGTATAGCTGACATCTATAGTCAAACTGTTAACGTAGATGCCGTTGCCTGCTATGAAATGCTCTGATGTTAATTCACCTGTGCTAGGTTTGTACAGATATTTGGCGTTGCTGGTATAGATGGTCGACAGCGAGCCAGACGTAGCTGCAGCAAAGGTCGGATAGACGTTCGTTGACGTGCTGGTGTCGTTCGTAATCGTTGCGCCCGAGCCGGTCGCTACCGCCCAAACCGCCGTCGTGCCATTCGAGGTCAGCACGTAATTGTTGGCGCCAATGGGCAAGCGGGTAGAGCTATTTGCCCCGTTGCCGATAATCAGATCGCCCGTGCTGGTGACCGGCGACAAGGCGTTAAAGGCTGCACTCGCGCTCGTCTGGCCGGTACCGCCGTTTGCAATCGGCAGCGTGCCGGTCACTTGGCTAGTCAGATCCACCCCAGTCAGGGTGCCACCGAGTGTCAGACTACCGCTGGACGTCACCGTACCCGACAAGCTAATACCGTTGACCGTACCGGTGCCGGACACGCTTGTGACCGTACCGACGTACTGATCGTTCGACGTGATGGTGAAGTTAGGGTACGTGCCCGAGATGCTGGTCGTGCCAGCGCCGGTTAACGACACCACCTGGTCAGGCGCAGTATTGGTGATGGTAAAGCTCGGATACGTACCGGACGTACTGATGCCTGTGCCGCCGGTCAGCGACACTACCTGATCAGGTGCGGAGTTGTTGATTGTAACGGCGACCGAGCCGTTGTAGGTTGTGCCAACGCTGTACGAAATGCCGGTGCCCGCAGTCAGGGCGTTGGCCACGCTGCCTGCTTGGCCTGTCGTGTTTTGGTTAAGTGTCGGTACGTCTGCAGCCTGAATAGCACTCAAAGCCGCGTTAGTGCCGTCTGAGCGCAGGTAATAACCTGACGTCTGCGTGCCTGTCAAAGCCGTAATGGCCGCCGCTGCCGAAGTCTGGCCGGTGCCGCCGTTGGCAATTGCTACCGTACCTGTGACGTTAGCCGCATTGCCGGTGATGTCGATGCCCCACGTACCAGACGCGCCTGATCCTGTCGTACTCGGCACGCTCAAGTTCGTGCGGGCGTTGGCTGCTGTGGTAGCTCCCGTGCCGCCGTTATCGACATCTAAGGTGCCCGCGAGCGTGATGGTGCCGGAGGTGGTCACCGGCCCGCCAGAGGTCGTTAACCCCGTGGTGCCGCCCGACACATTAACCGACGTGACTGTGCCGGTACCGCCACCACCGCCTTGATTGGCTTTGTTAAGTAGGTTTAAGAAAAACCGATACCAATCCCGCGACACCATCCCTGTCCGATCATCGGTGATCGGCGACTGGTTCTTGGGTATCTGCGGCTCGTTATCTGCGTTAGGCATTGGTGCCGGACAAAGCGAGTTCGGCACCCATAATGGCGATCTTGACGGGGTCGGTGCCAGACACCTCGTAGACGCGGTCGCGCAGCTTGTTAGTCATGCCCAGCCGCCGCCAGAAGGCACGGAAGCCATACTCACCCATCTTGCCGATACCAGCCCAATGTTCGTTTGACCAGGTGTGACCGCCATCGTCCGACCAGCGCAGCATGACCTGCGGGTCAGACCCTTGGCCAGTGACCAGCCCAACGCCCGACTCGCAGTCGAGCTGCAGCGCGTGCTGGGCGGTACGCTTTAGGTTGTTCTGCCCTTGCGGCAGCGCCCGCCATGACCGCAGCCACTTCTGGGGCAGCGTGTCGTCAGCAAACACGTCAAGGTCGTACGCGTAAATTTTGCCCGTCTGGAAGTCGCCGACCACTACCTCGTTATTGAAGAACGTCTGGCAGTTGGCACGGTGGCGAATAAACTCGCCGTTGGCAAAGCCAGCGCGCTCATGCCATGCGGCGGTAGCTACATCAAACACCCATGTTTTTTGGGCGGTCGGAAAGCTCAGCACGTAAAAAGCATGGCCATCTTGCTGGTAGGTAAACGCGATCGCGTCAGAGATGGTGCCGTAACTTTGGATAGCGTACTCAACCGCATGGGTCGAGATGCGCTGGCCGGTGTAGCCGTTGGCACGAAACACCACGCCTTGGCCACGGGCGTCAGACCCTAACCAGAACAGCGAGTTGTCCATCTTAGCCACTGAGAAGGTCGCCGCGCAGCCAATCTCATTGACCGCACCCTGGATACGAGCCAGCGGAAACGGCGTGTCGCCTGCGTTGTACCAGACCTCAACCGACTGAGTGCCGAACAGCCATACCTCGCGGTGGTCGACAAACAGCGACACCAAGTTGTCGGGCATACCTTCAGCACTAGCGAACGACAGCGGGTCAATCTGGGTGCCGTCAAGCAGCTCAGACGTCCAGAACTTCTGCGAGTTAGGCTCTTGGAAGATAAAGTAGCCGTCCAAATAGCCAACAGTCACCGCGCCGGGAAAGTCCACGTCGGTGATCTCGGCGTATTCCTCAGTAGCTGCGTCGTAGATGTAGCCGTCGGGGTTAGCCGCAATGAAGAGCTGCGTGCCGTTGTCGACCATCGACACTGGCCCCGTGCCGCTGACATTGCCTAGCGGAACGGCTGCCCAGTTGCTGTCAATACGGTAAAACTTAGTGCCGGAGACGGCGTACATGTAATTGCCGTACGACCACAAGCCACGGATAGGGCCAGTGCCCACCACCCCCAGCCTACGCAAGCCTGGGGCACGGTTTAAGAACGCAGGCTCTTTGCCGTCAGGCGCAGGCACCGTCTCGGGAAACAAGTTGATCATCCGCGCGTCCGCAGCGTTAAGGCTGCGAGCCACGTAGGCTTGACCGAGGATAGGCGTCTTCACGGCTTAGTAGTTACCCGCGTAGATGTTGAACCGCTGGCGAGTAGCGACCAGCGAGTAAGGCATCGACATCACGTCGTCTGGGTTGTTGATGCGCTTCAGATTACGCTTAGACGTCATCGCAATCCGAGTAACCTGCGGCATGGGCTCAACACCAAACTCGTTGGCGATTTCCATTGCTAGGTTGTACTTGAACGCACGCAGATAGCCCGGCGGAAACGACAGCGCGGTGGTAAGCGTTGCCGGTTTGGTTAGCTGCTGCACCGACACAAAATGCCACTCCAGCACGCGCGTTGGCTTGGGGTAGATGGTCATGGTGATGTCTGGGAACGTGTTGTTCACAAACATAACCTGCGGGTAGGTGCTGGTGACCGTCTTGACCGCAATGCCGTTGTACTGCTGCTGGTTGATCAGCTTAATGCCGTAAGACACGTTGGTCTGCGGATCACGGAAATACGTTGCATCGTCAATCAGAATAGGACGATTGCCGACAAAGTCGCCAGTCGGGCCAAGGGTGCGGGTAATTAGATCCGGCGGCCAGTTGAACACCTGATCTTCAGTACAAAACACAGCCAGACGCTCGGTATTCCACGAATCAATCATCTGATTCATGGCGTTTAGCGCATCTTGAGCAGCCTGCGGTGATGGCTCTTCACCTTCAGCCAGTTGGCCAATCAGCCGAAGCGCTGCCTTAATCTGGTCAAAGGCGGTTGCCATTCAAGCTCCTTATTCTGCCGCTGCTACCTCTACAGGCGGGCGGCTACGACGACGTTTGACATCCAGCGCGTTGGCTGGCGCCGCTACTTCGGGAGTCGAAGGCGTGTCGGGATTATAGCGTTCCCAGCCGTTTTGTTCATCAAATTCAGCCTCCATTTCCATGTTGGCGATTTTGAAGCCGTGAACGGGGTGCTGTAGATAAATAATAGGCATAGGGTAGACGGGGCCGAAGCCCCGTGGTTTTACAGTACGTGAATTACTGCAAAGTTAATGACAACCGCCTCAGACAATGAACCGCCGGAAAGGTTGCGCAATGTGATTGTGCAGCTTCCGGTAGATTTGCCAGAAATCCAGCAGTTGTACGCACCAGCAGTAGCACCGGCTGCAACGCTCAAGACCACAATGTCTTTAGCGCTGATAGTGCTGTTAGTCAACGTAAACGAGACGTTTGTGGCGTTAGCCAAAGCGGCGTCGTTCATAGTAATTTGACCAGCAGACTTGTTCAAGGTCACGCCAGTCGATTTGCTAGTTGCTTGAGTTACGGTGCCGCTTGCTTCTGCGGTGTAGCCCAACTCGCCACCAGACATCACCGAGTCAGACCCGATGATGTTCTGATCTTCGTAGGCCACGCCGATCGGTTTGGTATTGGATGACATGGTGGTTCCTTTAGAAACGGGGGCCGAAGCCCCCAGAGTTTTTAGCCGATGCGATACAGAGTCCAAGTACCCACGCCGCTCTTACGAGCGCGGAAGATTTGGGCTGTGCCTGCAGTCGCAACAACAGTCATCAAACCTACGAGCGTCCAACCGGTGTTGGTCACCAGTGTGATAACGCCCGAGCTAGAACCGTCGACGTTGACAACAGAAAAGTCAAACGAAACGCCTGGCTTATCGGAGTTAGGCAGTGCAGCCTCGAGAGCAGCTACGGTTGGCAGCGTGTAGCTGGCAGCCGATGTGCCGGGGCTACCCAGCAGAATGCCGTTCAGAATCTGATCTGCAGTCAGTGTTGCAGTTGCAGTTGCAGTAGCAGGAACGGGGATAACTTGAAAAATGGTTTCGTTAAGGTTGCCATCACCAATCTGATAGCCGCCTGCGCCGTTAGGAAGTGCCATGATAATTTCCTTTCAAATAGAGTCGTCAATGGGGGCCGAAGCCCCCACCAGTGCTTAGCCCCAGAGGCGGCAAGCCATTTGCGGACGGATTGTGCTGTAGCCGTACAGAACGTCGATACGGCAAGGCAGACGGTCGTTGTTGATGTCGTACTGACGAACAATACGCATCGAAATACCGTTGTGAACTTGGCGAGAAGCCATGTCCACGCCTTGTGGCATCAGCAGGTCGGCGGTTGCGAAAGTGATCGCATCCTTGTGGTAGACCAAGTTCTGAGCGTACTGACCATTTGCGTTACCCAGCATGGTTACTACAGCGCTTGCTGCAGGCAACGAAGTAACGGTGGCCAGTGCTTGGCTTGCGGAGAACAGCGCAGGGCTGATCGACAAAGTCGCAGTAGAGCTACCAGTTGCAGCGGCAGTCACGGTGAACTGCTGCAGCGAGCCGGTGGACTCACGAGTCTGTGGGTTAACTGCGAACACGCCAGCGATGGTAAACACGTCGCCCACGTTCCAAGTCTTCGACGAGCCAGTGAAGCTAATTGGCAGAGTCGACTGACCTTCGGTAGTGACGGTCGAAGTCACGGTGATGGAAGTGCCCCAATCGCCGTTGGTGTGCTGCTTGATCGACTGAGACATGTTGACTTCGTCGAAGCCCAACACGCCCATGCCCATCATGCCGTTCTTGAACTGGCGGCTGATGGTGTCGGTCGGGTTGAACAGACCTTTCATGCCTTCAACCAGACCAGCGTTAGCAGCTGGGTTAACGGTTGCGTAGCGTGGTGCCATCACAGCAGCGTTTTCGTTCAGCTTCTGCTGAGCTTGCAGCAGAACGAGCGAAGTCGATGGGGTGGTGCCAGGGGTACCAACCGAGTTGAACACGCCCTTGTATGCGTTAGCAACGTCAGCGTCGATGCTGGATGCCAACTGCGAAATACGAGGCTTCAGAACACGCTCTGCGAAGTCATCCAACTGCATGGTGAGTTCGGCGGAGGTGAAGTTAACACCGATGTGCTTCTGCGAAGCAACAGTCAGGGTGGTGAACTGTTCGTTGTCGTCCTGCACTTGCAGAGCGGCACCGTCAGTTACCAAAGCGCGATCTGGTAAACGAATACGCAGAGTCGAACCGATTTTAGCGCCTTCAACGGCGAAAGAATCGTCGTATTGACGATTGACGTTACGAGTGATCACCAGGTTGTTCTCGAGGATTTCGAGCGCCTTGCGGGTGATCATGTCGATAGTAAGAATCGAGTTTGCCATGATAGTCCTTAAAAAAATTAGCGGTTACGTTGAGCTTCCAACTTCCGAATCTGGCGCTGGCGCTCCGCTTCGATCCATTCCGACGTTGTCATGTTCTTAATAGAACGTGGGTC